ATGTCCGCGCCGTCAACAGCCAGCGTCGAGCCTTCGAGGAAGGTCAGGATGCCGGTGTCGTAGTTCATCTCGTAGTCGGTGCCAGCGACCAGCGCCGTGCCGCCGCCGTAGACTTCCACGTCGAAGCCCACCGTGTCGATACCGAAGTACCCGGTCGGGTTGTTCGTGGTCACGCCGAGCTTGTAAGAGTGCCCGGCCTTGATCTCTTCCAGCGTCTCGGTCGAAGAGGCCACGGTCGCCTGCGTGACCGTGCTTTCCTCGCCGAAGAAGAACAGTGCGACGTTCTTCGGGTCGATGTTGTCGGTGATCAGCGAGCCGGTTCGCGTGACTTCCAGCGGCACGCTGTCGTCCTTCTCGCGGATACCTTCATCCGACGAGAAGTGGTCGAGCGTTTCCGACTCGATGGTCAGGTTGAACTCCGGCGTGTTGCCGATGTAGAAGAAGCCTGCCGGGACTTGCGTGCCGGTCTTGAAGCGGGAAAAGTGGACCTTTCCGCGCCCGAGCGTGTAGTTTTTGGTAGCCATGATACTTTTCCTCGTTTCAACGGCCTGCGGGTTTAATCCTCGTAAGGATCGGCTAAGTCTTCTACCATATCCAACGTGATTGTCAGCCAGAAGTATGATACGGCAGAAATCTCGTCTGGCGGTCGGACAACCCCCGCACCGATTCGCAGTCCGGTAACAAAGTTGCCAAGACCGAAAATACCCTGTGCGGCGTTCATTGCCAACGCCTTGCGCTTCTCTATCGCCAACCTTTTCTTCACGTCGGCCATAAAGAAGTGCGCGGGATCGGTGGGGTTTTCAGGATCGTCGGTGACGAAGCCCTGAATCATGATCTCCCATCCACCCGACGAGAACTCGCTGTCCGTCGGCGGCGGCGTCTGGTCCAGCGGGATCGGAACTTCGAGGATCGAGATCAGCGGCAAGGGGTCGTTCTCGCCGTAGATCACCCGCCCTCGATAAACCTGACCGTTGACATCCGTGTGGTAGCCGTTCGCGGGGCTGATCTCTTTCAGCGCCTCGGTCATGGCCTTCAGGATGCGAAGTCGAACGGGCTCGGTCGCCATGTCAAATCTCCAACAGGCGCAAGAACTCGCGCTCCAATTCCGAGGCCAACTGCGGGGCCTTCTCGTTCGCCACACCCGAGCCGTCGCGGGCGCGGAATACCTGATCGACCGAGGGGCCGTAAAGCAGGTACAGGCCCTTCTCCATGCGGCGGGCCGTGAGCTTGTTCTGAAGGGTCTCGCCCGGACGCAGCCGGATCGCGAGGCCCATGTTGTACTTGGTATCGACGTTGCTGTTCCCGGCCGGGAGCCTGATCAGGAACGCCCTCTTCATGTAGCGCGAGCGGCCCGGTGCGACTTCGACCCGGACGCCCTGCCCGCGACGCGGTGTGCCCTGCACAAACCGGGCGAGCGACGTGGCGCGGCCGCGCGCGGTGATCTTGCCTTCCAGATTGCTCGCGGTCGCCTGCTGCGACACGTAGAGGCGCTTCTGGCCGGGGGCGACATAGGACGCCGGGAGATTGACCTGATCTCGGATGTCTCGGGCGATCTCGACTCGTCCGTCCCGCGTGACCTTGTTGATGGCGCGAGCGGCGGCCATGCGGATCGCCTGCTTCGTGCCGTCGAACTGCTTCAGGTCATCCAAGCCCTCGACGAAGACCGCCCAATTATCCGCCATCTCACAAGTCCTCCGGCAGCGTTTTGCCTGCGAGGTCGGACGCCGACAGGCGCGAGACTTCAGCGGTGATGGTGATGCCGTCAGGCGGCTCTGTCTGGCCGATCCGATAGCCTTCGGTGGCCGAAATGATGACTAGGCCGTTGCGCGGCGGATTGGCGACTTCCGAGCGGTCGAAGACCAGCTTGGGCGCGATTTCCTCGCGTTCGGCGTAGTTGAGATTGGTGCCCTTCAGATCGCCCTGCTGGACCATCTTGGAGTGAACGCGCACGTTGACGAGCACCGGAGGGGTGGCCGGTGTCGCATAATACGACGCCGGGACTCGCATGGCTTTATGGAGAGCCGTCCGTGCTTTGGTCTTAATCTCACGAAGGCCCATGGAACCTCTCTTCCGCGTCTTGCCGCGCGGCAGTAGCCTCTTCCAAGGTATCGAAATACCCGAGATGCACCCGCTTCCCCCGAACGTCTATCTTGGCGTGCCATTTTCCGGTTCCCCGGTGCCAACAAACACCACGAACCCCCGATGTATTCGTAGAAAAGACGCCGGAGTTCATCGCGTTTTTCGAGGGGTTCGAGTCTTCAAGGTTCTCCCATCGGTTGTCAGACCTCACTCTGTTCTTGTGGTCAACAACGTCCTTCGGCCATTCTCCGGTCATGTGCAACACAGCCAAACGCTGCGCCCGGTAGCGCTTGCCATCGACGCATATCTGGATGTACCCGTCGCTGGTAAGCGTTCCTGCCTTCTGCGGCTTCCATGTGAACTCGCCGGTCTGCGGATCATAATCCAACAGTTCGCGCAAACGCTCTGCCGAAAGTTCCCCTTCAGCAGAGCGATTTTCGTCGGTCTTGATTTCTCGAAGACCCATCTCGGCCCCTTAGACGAGATCGTTACCGTCGCCGTCGCCGCCTTCACCGGCCTGCGAGCCGGACGTGGTGGTGCCAGCGTTGGCCGAAGTCTTGGTGGTGCCGGACTCGGTGCCCTTGGTCGCCTTGCCGGTGCTGGTGGCCTTGGTCGTGGTGTCATCGCCATCGCCGACGACGGCGTTCTCGATGTCCACTTCGATCTTCTCGCCCTTCTCGGGCAGGCGGATCGCACCGGCTTCCATGAGTTCGTCGAACTCGTCCTTGTCGCGGGTCATGAAGACGGTCTTCGGCTGAATGACCTGCATCTTCGGACGGGTGGCCGAGACGCCCTTGGCCTTGTCTGCGGGCTTGCCCGGTTCCAAGGTGCGATGGATCACCGTCACGGCGATCACCTTCTGCTTGTCTGCCATTGGTCTACTCCTGTTGGCGGCTGCACTTGGGGAATGAGGGTCGGCGACCCGGAGGCCGCCGAAGGCCAAGGCCCGGCGAACCGGGCCTTGGGGATTACGCCACGACGCGGGCGCGGAGCGAAGCGTTCGGGTTGACCGGCACCATGAGCGGAGCGCTCTGCGTCATGATGAAGGTCGCCGACGGGTCTTCCTGCTTCCACATTTTCGGGAACATCGCCATCGCCTGAAGCTGCGCGTCGATGTCCTGAATCGCGCCGAAGCAGCGGACGCCACGGATGTTCGGGCCGGTCAGCACGACATCGCGCGGGTCCATGAAGGGAACGACCGAGCCGTCCGCGTCATGGTAGTAGTCCGAGTAGACGTAGACATCGGTGGTGCCGGACAGGCGACCGACGAACTCCACGTCCAGACCTTCGCGGATGCCGAGGTTGAGCGCCAGACCGTTGTTCGACGGCCGGAAGTCCACCTTCAGCAGTTCGCGAATCTCGTCGTCCTGACGCATGACTTCCCACGCTTCGGAGCCGACGGTCAGGCGGTTCGTCGGACCGCCGAACGCGGCGTCGCGGACCGTCTTCTTCCACGTCTCGACGTTGCCGAGGATCGACACACCGGCATCGCCCCAACGGGAGCCCGAGCCGAGGGTGATCGAGTGCCCGGCAGCGCGCTCGAAGTCCACGACGGCCTTCGGGTACGCTTCGTCTTCGAGCGTGACCTGCCCGTAGATGACGGCCTGTGCCGCCATCCATTCCCACCGGCGCTCGATAGCCCGGCGATGGGTGCGCAGGATGTCGGCCACGATGGCGTTGTAGCGCTGCTGCGGCGACCAGTTGGAGTTGACGTTGAGTTCGCCGAGGCCAGCCGCGCGCTGGATCATACGGGAAGCGGACACGGGGTCTTTCGGCTTCACGTAGGCGGGCTTGACGCGCGACACACGCTCGGCCTCCGAGTAGATCGGGCGGCCCTGCGCCGTCGGGACGACGAGCGGGGCGATCTTCCGGGTATCCGTCAGCTTCGAGAAGTCGATGTACTCTTCCTCGAAGGTGATGATGTTCGGAAATGCGAGGTCGAGCCAGTAGCTCGACGGGGGCTGCATCGCCTCGTCGTCACGCATGACGCCGAGAAGTGCTGCCGTGGAATAGAGGGTCTGACCGATAGCCATTTCTGTTGTCCTCGTAGAGTTGCCGTTGAGGGCGATGCGATCCCGGTTAGACCGAGATCGCGTCGTCCACGTACTTCGCCTTGCTGATCAGGATCATCGGCGTGTCCGATCCGACGAAGGCGTTCTGCTTCAGCGCGTCCGTATTGAAGGACGCGGCGAACGTGAGCGCCTGCTGACGGAAGTGACCCGCGACGAAGACCGGCACGTCGAAGGACTCACCGTTCGCCATGACGAGCGGTGCGGACAGAATGTGCGTCGCATTGGACACACCGGTCGTGACGGCAGCAGCGGTGATGGTCCCGTCGTCCGGGTCGATGTTCACGACCTGACCGAGCGGGAAGTCGATGGCCCCGCCAGCGAGGACAGTCTTGACCTGCGTGGCGACGGCCGGGGTGTCACCGAACAGAAGTTCGGCGTGGTTTCCCCAAGACTCGGACTCGAACGAGGCAATGCCCGGCTTGCCGAGGGGGATGGTGTTATCCTGTGCCATGATAGGCTCCCATGAATGTTTCGACTACGAGGACATCCCCTCGCGGCTTGGTTGACGATCAGGCGGCGGTCTTGGCTTTCGCCTTGCGACCGGTCGCCCCGGCGTAGTCGGCGAGGATCGACATGGACGCCTTGTCGTCGTCGCCCGCGCCTTCATCGTCGTCGCCCGCGTCTGCCCCGACGTTCGGGTTGTCGGACTTGTCCATGGCCGCTTCGAAAGGCGTCTTGCCGCTGGCGGCAGGCTTGCCCTTGTCTTCGGTCTTGGCCTTGTCCTTGCCCTCGGTTTCGGTCTTGGCCGGAGCCTCGGCCTTTTCCTCGGGCAGATCAGCGAGGAACGCCTTGGCCGCGTCGAGCGACATATCGGTGTTCATCGCGCAAGACATGGCCGCCTTGGGGCGAGCCTTGCCTTCATCGCAGGCCAGAATGGCCTTGATGCGATCCTTCTCGGCCTTCGCACCGGTCGTCTGTGCGTTGGCGACGGCGGCCTCGTGAGTGGCCTGATCGACGGTCTTCGCGTCGGTCGTGGTGGTGGTCTTGTCAGCCATTTGTTCATCCTCTGCTGCGGCGACTTCTTCGGAGAAGATCACCATCTCTTCGTCGAGCGCCCCGATCCGATCCGCCAGCCCCGCGTCGATGGCGTCGTTGGCGTCGTATGTCAGGGCCTTCGTGTCCCTGACCGCCTTCTCGTCCATGGAGCGGTTGCGCGCAACCGTAGAAGTGAACACACCGTATATACGGTTGATTCGCTCTTGGATACGGGACTTTACACTGTCCGGCAATTTTTCATAGGCGTTGCCATCCACCTTATGCTCACCCGCGAAGATGAAGGTGACTTTGATCCCCATGTCTTTGAGCATTTCGCTGTACTCGACATGGGCGGTAACGACGCCGATAGAACCGACGCCCCCCGAGCGCGTGACCGAGCCGTTGCCCTTCCCGGTGGACGAGAAGATCGCGTATGCCGCCGAGTAGGCGTGGTCAGCCGCGAACGACCGCATCGGCTTCGTGCCGCGCGCTTCGAAGATTTTGTCCACCAGTTCGAAGCAGCCTGCCACTTCGCCGCCGGGGGAATCACACACGAAGGCGATGGCCTTGACGTTGCCGTCGGCGAGCCCTCGCTGCATCGCCTTCTCGATATAGGCATAGCCGGTCGCCCACCGGCCGAACTGGTAGGGGAAGCGGTTGAGCAAGACGCCCATGACCGGGATTTGGAGCACGCCGTCCTTGACGTTGTAGGGGCGATAGGCCGACCGCCAGTCGTTGTTGTCGCGCGGCCAGAAGTCATCGTCGTCGCTCGCCAGTACCGCGTCGTCGAGCATCGCGGCCGCGTGCTCCGACTGAAGGACGTGGGCGATGGACGCCTGAAACAGCCCCTCGGACGAGGCGCTGATCAGCAGCGGCGATTGCGTGATCTGTTCCAGCAGCGGGCGGTTGTTATTCGGCATCTTTGTCTCCCGTGTCCTTCTCGCCGCTGTCGCTTTCACGAGCCGTGCCGGAGGCGGCATTCGTGCCGTTGTCCTCGTAGAGCACGATGTTGCGGGCTTCGCGTTCCTTGGCCTCGCGCTCCAACTGCGCGTAGACCTTGCGCCAGTCCTTGCCGAGCCG